ATAAATCTAAAATTAACATAACTACCATATGGGTTGTTATGAGTTTCTAATTGTAATTCTAAATCTGTGATTACTGCATCAACTTTTAATTTGTCCATTTGGACATACTACTATTTCTTACGCATGATGTCAGCACCTTTAAGTCCATAGATAGCTGAAACTACTCCAATAAAAATAGCTTGATACCAATAAGGTAAGTTTTTAAAATACTCAAAAAATAAATCTATCCGATCACGAATTGTAGGATCGTCAGAGAACACAGACCAACCCAATAAAAGAATAGGCAAAGATACGAGAACAAGGACAAATTCGTCTTTCCAACCATTATCATTACTCTCAATAACTTTCGCTTTATATTCAATTTCGCCTTTCGCCATTTGCTCTGCGTGGTGCATCTGAGCATCTGACATCAACTGTTTTGTTTTTTGTTTATTTTGATAAATATGAGATGCTGTCTTTACACCCATTGATAATAAATTCAACCACATTTTAATCTCCTAAAAATTCTTTTTCTAATTCACAATAATGTATAATCTTATCTAAGTCTTCTTTACCATTTTTTTTATCATAACGACATATATATTTAATTATACAACCTTGTATAAATGATAGGTTATTCTTTCGTATAAACTCTATAGGCTGTATTTTAAAGTTTGTGTAGTGCCTACCCCCAACTTGACGTTTAGTAGCACTCTCTGTGGCTCTCTGTGGCTTTAATCTAAACAATTTTACCTATCCAATCTCCCTTTTGATTTAAAACCATAGGAAGTAGTCTAGGGATACCATTTAAGATAATTCCACAACCTAATATAAATCTGGTTTTAAAGTTTTTAGCATATGCAAAAGCCATAGACTTTTGATTTATCAAACAACCTACATTTAATCCAAAGAATAGATTATCAGGATTTGCCCACCAAGATATTACAAACTTTGTATGATAATGGCCTTGTACTGCACTCATTCCCATAGTTTGTGAAACCTTTAATATGTCAGCACTTCTACCATGAGTGAAAAAACATCTTTGGCCATTAGACATTGTAAGTGTTAAATCATCTACCCATTTCCATTTTTTAGTACCTAAGAACTCTCCATAATCTCTTAAAAACTCTTTACTCATTCCATGCTTCAATGCTCGTCTATAAACTAGACTAGAATGGTTACTATCTACTTCTGTAACTATTGGAAATATATCTTCTAATTGTTTTATATATTTTCTTGCTTCAGCTAATTCTTGTCCAGCAGAAAAAAGATCAGGGTTGCTATCGTGCATAGATATAGCATGAAAGTCTAAACTATCTCCAATGTTGATTATTGTATCCGGTTTAAATTCTTTTTTGATTTCTTTTAAAAATTTTATTGAATCTTTGTGATGATATGGAATGTGCATATCAGAAATTACTAGAATTTTTTTATGACTCATACAAGTTTAACTTGTATAACTATTTAGAGAATATGTAAAGTATTTGGGTCAAGAACACGATTGCAACTGCACCAACTCCATAAAGAATCCATGATGTTAGTTTATCAAATTTAGAATCAATCTTATCTATATCTTCGTGAATATGTTTTAAATGATTTGTTTTTATAATTTTTATTTCTCTGCTTAAACCTTTTATATGACCATATAAGGCAACAATATGCTCTCCTGTAGTTCTAGGTTTCTTACTCATTTCTTTCTCTTTTTTCTTAAATCTGTATCGTGTTTTCTTGACCCCCTGAGAAAACTATTGACCCTTCCCATACTCCAGCTAGCCATAGATGTTTTTGGTCTTGACCCAGAAGAAAGAAAAGCACCTTGTCCTCTACGATATACTTTCTTTAATGTTCCTAAAGTAATATTTTTTCTGTTCTTTGCTTTATTTCTTAAAATACTTATTACTCTTGCAGATAGTGGTTTTCTTCTAACAGCCATTATTTGTACCTCGCAATAAACATTGATCTTGGTATTCTTTCTCCTCTTTTATATGCTTCTGACATAGCCTTGATAAGACTTGCTCTAGCTGATCTTTTACCACCTTTAAGACCTGATAAATACTTCTTAGGTATTTTAGTCTTTTTATCTTTTGGTACGCTTCTTCTTTTTCTTTTTGCCACTTGTCTTTCTCCTTTTCTTATAACGAAACTTGTTTATCATTTCTGATAATGTAGCGGTAGTAGTAAATCCACTCATTTTCCTACACTTCTCATTGCTCTATTATGAGCAGTTTGAAAAGTAGCACCTTTTTTCATGGCTCTTGCCATAGAACGCATATGTTTGAGTGAGTGATGCCTTGCGTGTGCTTTCATAGTCTTTTGTTGTCTTGGTTTAAGACCTTTAATGATTCCTGTGATTGATGCTACTTTTACCATTTACTTCTTCTTCTTTTTTTTCTTTTTCTTTTTTTTCATTGGTCTTGAATAACTATATCCTGTTCCTCTTGGCATTATTTCCTCGCTTTCTTTTTTTTCTTTTGTTTTTTCATTATAGCTTTTTGTAAAGCCATTGGTAGTTTCTTTTGTTTTTTAGTTAGCATAATATAATCCTATCTGTTTGCGTTTTTCATAATATTAGCAAGACTTTCGCATCTTTTTTTTGTTTGTCTATACCAATTCGAATCTATCATTTCTGCACTAGCTTTATCAAGGTTTTTTTCTTTTAATGCTTCCCACATCTTTTTAAACTTCATTACTCTTGGTTTTCCTAATTGAAAACACATCTCTATAATTACACCTTTAACAATGTGATTATGTTCTATATCTGCAAGAAGTTCGTTAGCTGAATCGTGTGCTATTTTAAAATCATTATCAAAAACTTCTTCAAGAGTTTTTTTATCATAAGTAGTACCCTCAACAAAGTTGTCAGTGGGAAGTACAAGATGACCATAGCCAATAGTAGCGAAACCCAGACTATCGGAATACACAGTATCCCTAAACCCTTCATGTTCTTTAATTCGTTGTTTGATTTCTTCCATAAATTACCTTTCCAATGTTTTAGTAAGTTTAATAATTTTATCATTCATATTACCTCGCTGTTGTTGGTATTCCTGTAGATGTAACAAATGGAGACTCTGCAAATGCTATGTAGATATAATTCATGCCATTGCCATTTGTAGTATTTCCTGTTAATCTATATTTAAAACCTTGTGCAGTAAAATCTACAAAATCAACTGATCCCTCTGCATTAGATTGATCTGCAAAAAGATATTTTTGCACAGGATTATCTATGTCTCTTTTATTATCTGCTATAACCCAACTATCATCAGCACCAGAGTCTGTTCTTTTGTACATAATCCAAGCTGGTTTAAATCCTGTATAAACAAATGTTCCATCTGCACTTCCATTTCCAACATAGCTTCCGAACTTGCTGTAGCCTTTTTTTTCTGCGAAGCAATAGGCTATGTAATTATCTCCACTTGCATTTACAGCATCAAAGCTAGATGTACCTATTGAAAATACTGAACTTGTTGGAGAAGTATTATTCCAAATAGCCGCCCCTGTACTTGCCCCCCCTGTTGTATTTAATCTTAAGTATGCTTGGTTACCTAATGGCTCGTGATAAGATTGCCAATTCCTAGAGTTACTTCTATTTTTAACTATGTAAAATTGTGGAGTTGCACCTAACCCATGACCAATAGTAGAGGCTGAGCCTGTTCCTGTATAAGACACAATACTAAATCCAGCAGTAGTGTTTGCTGATACAGTTGATTGAATACTACCTGAAAAATTTGATGAGCCAAATGTAGAATTTGTATTAGCTGATCCACCCATCGCACTGTGGACACTACAATAATAATACAACTGTGGTGCAGATGCGGCTACTGTAATTACAGTTTTAGCACCAGCACTTCCTGGTGTTCCTGTGGTCGTAACCCCTGTTGTGTATTCGCTTCCGCCACCATGTGTTCCGTTTGATGTTGTGGAAAATCTTAATGGGTGTCCTGAGTTTGAACTATCAGATTGATCGAATGTGTAAGTACCACCCTCTTGTAAATCTAATGTAACAGCACTTGTACCAAAATCATTAAATCTATATTTGTTACCACCATCACTTACTACTTTCACTGTGTAAGTCTGTGAAGGTGCAGAGCCACCAGCAAGCCAATTCCATGATGCGTAGGTAGAACCACTTTCATTAAAATAATCAATAGGATCAGAACCAGATATTCCAGCAGCACCACTAAAACCATCAGAATCTATTGAAGATATATAGCCATATTGTTCAGTTAATAAACCACCCTCTGCTTCAGTTCCATCAGAAGATAATTCTTTATTTAAACCAGCACCTCTTACAGAATCATATAAAGTATGATCGTTAATAATACTTCTTCCTTTTAGCCAAACTAAATCAGGTTGAAATCCAACTCCTGTTATACTTCTTGTACTATTTCCATTTCCTGTCCAAGGTAATGTATTAAAATAATCTGTTGGTTTATCTATTGTTGTGTAAGCCATTATCCATACTCCGCTAAATTTTTTGTATTGAGTGCATAATATCCTGATGGTACAGAATATTCAAAGTTTCCATAGCCATTACCATCACTATTTCCTGATGAGATTGAGAATGCTGGACTACCAAAGTTTGCTTTTATAGTTGGAGTTTTACTACTAAAATTATCTCCGACTATTATCATTAATTCTCCAGACAAATTACTAAATGCTGGATTAGAGCCTGTTGCTGGATTACCAGAATTTGCATAAGTACCATTTAAACCCCACCAAATTTTACTATTATCCATATCAATCGCTATTTGAATAATATCATCGTTTGAAAAACTTGTGCCAAAATAAGCAGTAGAGCCATTATTTCTTACAGTTCCATCATCTCCTCTAACTATCCAATTTTCAGATTGTGCAGAAGTATCTACTCCAGAATTTGTAAAATTAAAATTTGATGTAGCCACACCTATATAAACACCATTTGCATCGTTTGTTAGCTTAAATTCTGCATACCATTTACCTGAATCAAATGCAAAAGTTGAAGTAGCAGTTGTATCACTACCACTTGTAGCACCTGAAACAACAACTGTATTTCCCTCTGAATAAGTTAATTGATCTTGCCTACCCATTCCAAAAATAGGATTCCAAGTAGCAAAATTATTTGTGCAAGTATCAGTAGATTGATCTATGCTAGTTAAATTATTTACAGTAAAGTTATTTCCATT